AATCGGATCAGGAGAAGGAACAGGTAGAATCGTTGGGGGTAGTCTCGGTGGTGCTGTTGCTACTACTGGTGTCGCCTCTATTCCTTATGTCGGTTGGGTTCTTGCTGGTGCAGCTACGATGATCGGAATGAATCAAGGTGCAGAAATTGGTGGACAGATGGCAGAAGACCTCAGCAAAAACTGTTAATCAATTCCTTAAAACCCCGAAAATTTTTCGGGGTATTTTTTTGTCTAAAAAGTCGCTACCCTACCCACTTAGGTATGTAAACAAAGAACAGAACACAACCCCAGAATGTAACAAGAGCAACGATGTCAGTAAGTCTTTGGTTACCTGCTAGTATGAGTCCTAGAATAACTCCACCAAGCCAGATCCAATCCATCGTTGAATGAAACTTCTTCCATCCATCACCAAACTCTTTGATGAGTTCGTCTCTTAATTGTGCAAAGAATTTAGATTGGTGTCGCATGATAACGAACCCTTCATTAAATACCATCACAAAAAATCCAATCCAAAATATCATACGCTAGTTTTCTTAAGTCTTTGTGTAACGAAGTCAGATGACCCTGTGTAGAGATTGTTCTTCTTAAATTCGTTAATAAATCTTGGAGTGTATCTACTTTTCAGTAAATAGATTTCTCTTTTCTTTTCATTCTCTGCTACTTCATGTTCAAAATTAGTTACTGATTTTGATACGGTATTACCGTTAACAGTAACTGTACTTGATCCATTCCAGTATTTAAATGGAGAATCATAGAAAGTTTTATCTACTGTTAGTCCACCCTTCAATGCTAGTATTGGTATATTATCTACAATTTCACCTGATTTTGTTTCTAATGTTTCGTAGTGATGGATGCCAGAGTATGCTTCTATTTCTCCATACTTATCTTCAGCAATTTTACGTACAGTCTCTGAGTTTACAGGGAATGCAAATTGTGGATTGATAAAGTTGTTTGTAAGAATAATAATCCAATCATAAAAAGGATTTCCATAGAAATCATTTGCCATAGTTTCAATTGATACATTCTCTTTTACTGCATACTTCTTATAGTAAGTAGCATAACCAAAGAGATCTTCGCTTATATTATATCTCCTAAAGAAATTCTTTGCAGTAACAAAATCAGATTCCGAGAACGGATAACTGATTGGTTTAGAATCATATTTTATGTCTGGTATGAGTGAAAAATACATTAGAATCCTTTTTCTACTTCGTCTGCAAAGATAAGTTTGCTCTCTTGGAAATTAAGTCTTATTTCTGTAGCAACTGGTGAGCCATCACTGTATGTAGCATAGGTATTGTCGGGAGTATAGTTAACAACTACATTACTTATTGCACATGGTTTGAACTGTGTTAGCCATCCATGTGGTTTGTTACCCTTCATGAAGGTAAATTTACACATGTGTGGTACTCTAATGAAGTTCTCTCCACTTATTTTTGCAGTTCCTTCTTTCTTTCCTTTCGCAGTTGCTCCTAAATCTTTATCACCGCTACCCTTTTCATAACTTACTCTATTAAAAGAAATATCTTCCTCAGCACCCCATACAGGTAGCATTGCTCTTCTAAATGTTTGGCAGATAGCACGTATGGTTTGTGCTTCTTCTGCGTTTCTTGGAACCATTTTAAATGTCATTCCAATTTCTCTAAGTTCAGGAGAATCATAAAGAAGTTCAGCGTTAGGATTTAATACAACTCCTCTTGCTGATCCACTAATGTCATTAACATCAAGAGCACCACCAACACCTGGAATTAGGTTCAATACACTATTTGTTAACGAATCTTGTATTGCTTTTACATTACCTGTAAAGTCTCCTGCTTTTTGTCTTGCGAAGTTGAGACTACCACCTGCTGCTGCTGCAACTGCTGCTCTTCCCATACCAGTGAACGCTTTACCTTGCCACCCTGCTGCTGTTGTATTACTTAAATCTTGTGGTACTGGTAGCATTATAGATGCGTAAGCTGGATCAGGTTTTAGCAATGCTGTTCCAGCTTCGTATCCTTGCCTCTTATTCGCTTCACCTTTTCTAAAACTTCCTAGATTATCTCCTGCTTGTTTACTAAAAGGAGGTATGTATTTTCCAAATTGAAAGAATACGTAGTCAGTTTCTTCTTGAATCTGATCAGCAGGCCATCTATAGGTGTCATTATCTGGAGTCTTACCATCAAGAGGTCCAGCTGAAATCTCTAATGCTTTTGGGATTTCTCTGTTAGTTATTCCTTCTTTCTGGTACTGAGTATAATCCTCTTTTTCAACTACATCCCAAGACTTCCCATTCCATTTCCAGTAACCAACAACTCCTTTACGTAAGTAGTGATTGGTTCTTTCAACTTGTCCCTTTACAGGATTTTGTGCAGTTGGTATAGGTGGTTTTTCGTTTCCTCTTCCTGCCATATTATTTCTCTACCATTGTGCGACTTTTTTTAGTTCCATAACCTTTAACGATTCTTCTCGCTTTAATTTTATCGTAGAAGTTTTCGTTTGTTTCATCCCAGACAACTTCCCTTGGATATGATTGTTGTCCAGGTCTACCTCTGGTATTTTTAACAAAGGTTTCAATTGGTAGCAGCATTGCTGTTGCCCATTCTGGTGTTGCTAGATCTAATAAAAATCCATCAACATGACTAGTTATATATTTATGAAAGCAGTTGCGAGGTGCATCAATCCTTCCTTCCATTAATCTCTTCATCACCCATGCTCTTCTCTTTGGTGACATATAGTGCAGGTTCAATCCCCAGAACTCATTTCTAGTTGCTTTTATTACATAAACAAGCGGAAATTCATCATAAAATGGTAGTCTATTAGCAGTCTTTGCTTTATATTCAAAGATATACATGTGACCAGACACTGCGTATCGTCTGATTTGATTTGCATCTTCTTGTTCTTCTGCACCCATACGATCTTGTATCTCATCTCGTATAAGTCTTTCAGGGTTGTCATCAACCCTTAGTGCTAACTTTCTTACAGTATTTCTATACCACAGGTAGGATTTTGTTTCTCCTCCTGCTGCTGCTTTTACTTTTTCAAATATAGTTTCGTATCCTGAGTCTTCTTTTACCTCAGGTACTTGTATGTCTTTAAATCCTGCTGCCATTGCTTCATACCGCTAAGTGATCCTCTGTGAGTATTAAAAATTTCATTTGCCTATCTTCACAGTAGTCCTCAGCAGCGTCCCATTTGGCACGATTTTTAGCGAAGGTTAGAACAGCGTTCTTATAGGCTCTGGTTCTTTTATCCTTACCATAAGGGGGTTTAGTTTGTTTTTTGGGTTTGATTTCAACTATGTACTTAGATATCTTTCCGCTTTTTTCACGAACTTTAATATAAAAGTCAGGATAATATCTATGTGACCTATTATCTATGGGAGATCTATATGGTATTGCGATTTCCTCACTTCCCCATTCTAATATTGAGGGAGTGCTATCACAGTACTTCATATATTTTTTCTCCCATAGTGATCTATAAACTATGCGAGATGGATTGCCACGATACTTTCTTGGGTTTGATGGTTTATAAAATCCAGAGTAAGCCATATATAATATAGAATCCCACGATTATATTTAGAGTGCCTGGACCAGTAACACAAATAGATCAGTTTATGAAGAAAATTGGTAATAAGGGAGGAATGTCCCTTACTACTGGTTTTGACGTATATTTTCAATTCGGTGATGGAGTTTCTATTGATCAGAAATTTTATAATAATGGAGATGATGATGTAGTTCATATGTTGTGTGATGAAGCACAACTACCTAATGTTCAATCAGCAACTGGTGGTATGAACAGGTATTTGGGTGAAGGTACTGTTCAATATCCACATACAAGAATGTTCACTGATGTTAGTCTTGGATTTTTGTGTGATGCTCAGATGACACCATTTAAGTTTTTCAGTAATTGGTATGGGATGATTTATGGTGATGAAATGGTGGATATGGATGGAAATGGAGTTGAAGGTGCTAGAGGAACATCACCCTTACAGAAAAATCGTGTCAATAGATTGAAATATATGGATGAGTATCAGGCAACTGTTAAAATTATGAAGACAGAACCTAACAACGCTTCACCTAGTGGTAGAGTTCCTACAGTGGTTATGTTGGAGAATGCTTATCCATATGCAATTGATGCAGTACCACTTGCGTATGGTAGTTCACAGGTTACACGAGTCAACGTAAACTTTTATTATTCTAGACACACAGTTGTTTCTGGAAATCCTGGAAATGATGCTAATTTTAACCTCAGATCATTTTTTGACTTTCTCTAGCCCAGCAAATTCGGTTTTTTGATTCCATAAAACCCGAAAAATTTACTCGGCAAATTTTTGCCCCAAAAAGTCGCTATATATAAATATACGACTTGAAATTGTTTTTATGGCATTACCAAAGGTAGGGTATCCTACGTATGAACTGGAACTACCCTCTACAGGCAAAACTGTTAAATATCGTCCATTCCTTGTAAAAGAAGAAAAAGTACTTTTAATGGCATTAGAAGGAAAAGACGAAAAGAACATAGTTAACGCAGTTAAGGATTTAATCAAAAATTGCGTTATTTCACGAATTAAGGTAGAAACTCTTCCTAGCTTTGATCTGGAATATTTGTTTTTGAAGATTAGAGCAGCTTCTATTGGAGAAGTGATTACTCTTAGTGTTACTTGTCTTGATGATAATAAGACAACAGTTGATACAGAGATTAATATCAACGAAGTTGAAGTTAAGAAGGAAAAGGGTCATAATACCAAAATCTTGTTTGACAAGAATATGGGTATTGTGATGAGATATCCCAGTATGAAGGAATTCATAGATAGGGAGTTTTTACAGAAGGAAATGAAGACTGATCAGGTATATGACTTTATTTCAGATTCTATAGATCAGATATTTGATGCTGAAGAGGTATATGATAAAACAACAACTACAAAGAAGGAATTTCGTGAATTTGTTGATGGATTGACTACTAAGCAATTTGAAAAAATCCAACAATTTTATTCTACTGCACCAAAGTTATCTCATACCTTTAAAGTCAAAAATCCCAATACTGGGGTTGAATCTGATTACACGATTGAGGGCTTACAGAGTTTTTTCGCATAGCACTCTTCCAGAACAGTCTGGAGAGTTATTATAGAATCAACTTTGCGTTGATGCAGTACCATAAATACAATTTGAGTGAAATTGAAGAAATGATGCCTTGGGAGAAGGAAGTATACACAACATTCTTAGTCCAATACCTTGAAGAACTTAAACAGAAACAAGAACAGGCAAAACGCTAGTGGCAGGACTTACTAAAACATATTCTGGAGATTTTACCGAGTGGATAGCTGGGAAAATTCTTAATGAGATTAAGAATTATGATGAAGAGCAAAAACTTAAAGATGCTTCTCCTAAAGTTAAGAAAGCAGCAAGAGATTTAAGAAAAGAAGATCCTAAAGTTAAGAAGGTTCAGAGTAGGAGTTCTGCTATAGCAGTTAAAGATGCTATGATTCCTGTTCATATTTCAGTAGAACAACTCAATAAAAAAACAAATTTAATATCTGGTAAGATTACTGCGATTTCTGAAGGAATTTCTGATACTCAGAAACTGATTGTCAATCAGAATCAGATGTTGGAAGCTAAGTTTGAGGTTATATTAGGTCTTCTTAGTGGTCGTATGACACCTGATGATGCACAGAAAGCTCTTCCTGGTGCTACTGGTGATTCTAGTACTGGAGGAATTTCACCAATACCAGAGAATAAGGGTGGCAAGTTTTCTGGTTTTTTAGGTAAGGCTCTTCTAGACGGGATAATTAGAAGAACTACAAAATTCCTTAGAAGAAGACTTATTCCTAGAAGGTTAAGATCAGGTGCAAGACTTCTTAGGATGAAAGGAAAAAAGTTCTTGAGACCAATAACTAGACAGTTAAGTAAAATTCGTCCTAAGAATTTAATGAGAGCAGGAGCTCAAAGATTTATAAGAAGTGGTATAGGTAGGAAAATTACAAAAAAGATAGGAACAAAGGCTCTTACTAAAATAGGTGGAAAAGCAGTTGGAAAATCTCTAACAAAGAAAATACCTATAGCAGGTGCTATTTTTGGAGCTGGATTTGCCATTGAGAGAGCGATGAAAGGTGATTGGGCAGGAGCAGGACTTGAACTTGCATCTGGTATTGCATCTATATTTCCTGGTGTTGGAACAGGTATATCTGTTGCTATTGATGCTGGTTTAGCTGCTAAAGATATTAGTGATGAAATGGGTAAGAATAAGAATGTACAACCAAATACATCTGCTGTTCCTAAAAGAGAGTCTACAATTGGAAATTATGAAATGGGAAGTGGAGGAACTAATATCATGTCATTTTTCAAACAGGCTAGTTCTTTATTACTTTCATCTATGTTACCAGTAGCAGCAGCTGCTGGAACATTGCCAGAAGTTAAAGGACAAATTAAGGCTTCTGGATTAGATGATATTGAGGTTGCTAAAGTACAACCACCAACAGGACTTAATATAGGAAGGGGTGGTAAGAAAGTAGCATTACCATCAGTTGAACCTACTCAGGAAATCATACCACCATTACCACCTCTTCCTGGTTTAGATCAACCAGGAGGTGATGATAGAAATATTTTCCAGAAGGGTTTTGATTGGACAAAGGAAAAACTTGGTGGTGCTTGGAATTGGTTGAAAAAAGGAACGATGAGTAATATCAACAAAATTAAAGAAACGGTTTCTGCTGGATATAATTTTGTTGATGAAAAGGCAGATGTTATTAGAGATATTGACGTTGGTGGTTTTGGTGTTGGTGGAGAACGTGATGATGGTAAACTTACTTTCTTGAGGACTCCTTGGGGTAATGTAGAAATTGATAATCCATTTGCTAAGAAGGAAGACGATAAGGTTGAATCTAAAGAGGAAATTATTCCAGGTGCTGCTGGACAAGATTATGATCAATTTTCTGGAGCGAAAGCTATAATGAGTATAGATCCCAATATTACAGAGAAGGGTGCTGCATATCTTGCAGGTAATATACAACAAGAAAGTGGTTGGGATGGTATGAGATCATGGGGTCAAGTTCTAGGGGATGGAACTTCACGAAATGGTGGTTTAGTTTCTTGGGCAAGTTGGAGTGATGATCCTGCTAGATTAGGAAAGATAGAAGATCATTATGGTAAGACGATAGATAAGATTACAGAACACCAACAATTGCAATGGATGCTTCAGGAAATGAAGCAAGATTATCCTTCAGCTTACACAGCATTTACTAATCCAAAAGCAACTGATGAAGATTTAAAAGCAGCAAGTTACGCTTATTGGGGATATGGTGAAGAAGGATCTAGATTCCGTTATGGTGAGAAAATATACCAAGAAATGTTGAGAGAACAATTCAATCAACAGAAAGAAGAAGGTGCAGAGAAGGGTGCTATAGTAGCACCATCTAATGTTTCTGTAAAATCACATCAGATTAATGAAAGTAGTGCTGCTATAGATGAAATTGATGATCAAGAACCTGCTCAACCTATAGTATACCTAACTAATAATACAATCTCTACTACTCCACTGGTTATGGTTAAAGGTAAGAAAGGTAGTGATGATTTTATTACTAAGTACCGTTTCATGTCACTAGGAGCAGCATAACATGGCACTTCAAAAAACTTGGACTGGTGATCTCTCAACATCTATAGCAAAACAAATTGGAAGTCGTGTAAATCAAGCTGCTAATCTGGCAGCAGATGAACGTGCTTATGCATCTGCAATGGCAGAGGCTGGTGGAACATCATTAGAAGAAGCAGGGATAGGTAGAGGATATTTTTTCAAAAGAGCATTAGGTAGTAGGTTTGGTGGAGACGCAGTTGCTAGAACTAGGGGCAGATTTGAGAACAACCCACCAGCAGGAAGAAATCCTCTTGGCACTGTTGGATCTAGATTCCGTGCTGGATTTGATTATAATGTAAGTAGTAGATTGCTTGGAGGACCGTTAGGAGCAGCATTTGGTGGTGGTTCTGGTGGTGGTAGTCCTTCTGGTGGAGGTGGTGGAGGTATAAACCCTGAGGTAGTACCGAATGATACTATTCTCGGTAAGATGATTAATATCACACCTGGAAGAGGAAGAACAGATGGTATTACAGTTCATGATGAGAAATTAGGTAAGTTTGTAGTAGCAGTTGGAGAGTCATTGAGTGCTAGTATGAACTCTATGAATACCAAGGCAGATGGTATTGATCAAGGAGTTATAGCTGCTAAAGATGGTCTTAATTTCACTCAAAAACAATTAGAGGAAGTAGGAGATACTTTAGAAGATAAGTTAGATGCTATTATTGCTGAGATAAGAGGACAAAATGATCTTTTAAAGAAAGGAGAAGAGCAGGATAAGTTTGATAGAAAAGAAGAAAAAATTGAAGAACGTGATTTAACTAAAACAGAAGGATCAGGTACTGACAGACTTGCTGGTGTCACAGAAAAAGTAGATGATGTTTTAGCAGAAAATCAAGCAGAAGATGCAGCTGCAATAGCATCAGAACAGAAGATGCTGCCACCAGCACACGGAGAGAATGAAAGGGGTGGATTTAATACTATTCTTCATGGTAAGGAACAGGATCTATTAACTGGTAAGACATTTGATGGTCCAGATACAGGTTACAAGGCTAATACTTCTGGTAATATTGCACCAATAAACAACTTCTTTACTAGAGGACAAACGGGTGCTGCTTCTAAGTTGGGTGGAATGCCAGCATCATCACCAGTTAAAACTGGTAGAGCACAGGATCTTGCTAATATTCCTGAGATTAAGAAAGAGACAGATAAGTTAGCAAAGGCTGCTGTATTACCTGTTCAAGCATCGGGTGCTATGACATTAGGTGTCTTAGGACAGTCAATGAAAGATATGGATGGTCTTGCTGGTGAGAAAGGTGTTGAAACTGGTATTAAGAAGATTGCAGCACCAGTAGCAGGAATGTTTGGTGTTAAGAATTCTATTGCTACTAATGTAGCAGGAGAAGTTGGAGCAGCAGCAGATGCAGCTAAGAGATCAGCTTCTACTGCTGCTGGAGATGCAATTAAAGAAGGTCCATTCCAAGGAGTCTTTAATGCTCTTGGAGACACAGTAAATTGGGTTAAGAGTTTATTTACTAATAAGAATGATGCTGAAAAGGGTGGTGTCGTTAAAACTTCAAGTGGTAATCTTACAACATCAATAGTAGGTAAGATGATAAGTGCAGAGAAGGGTGCTATTATTGATGGTCCTAAGACAGGATATCCCATCAATATAGGTGGTACTCCTGTTAATGCACATGGAAAGGAGCATGTTAAGAAGGTTGATCAGGGTGTTAAGATTACACCATTAGATAATTTTGCAACAGATGGTATACAAGGAAATGAAGTTACACCTGGTGGTGATTTAAATGTAAATTCTAAAACTTCATTTGAACGTGGTGGTACTCTTAATCAGACTAATGTTAGACGTGATAGAGAACAAGCGGCAATGAGTTCTCCACCTTCCCGTAAGACTGATATAGTACAATTAAATTCTAAAGAAAGAGAGTTCAATAGGATGCTTACAAAGGTTCAAAAAGTTGATCCTATCGTAATAAATAGTGCAAACTCAAAGACTGATCCACCACCTCAGGAAATCGCACATATTGCAAATAAAGGTGATTGTGATCTTGATGTAATATATCCACCTTTAATATAGTATGGCAAAGCAACAAGAAACAGAAAAGATATATGCATCGTCTTGTGAGTGTAAGCAGATTGCATTATACAAAGTAGGTGAAGAAACTGCATACGCAAACCTTATTGGTATGGCAGTGACCATTCAGTATCATGAAGATATTTTTTGGCCATCATATGGTGCTACCATGACGGTAGTTGATAACCAAGAGAATCTTATTTCATCTATGCCGATTCAAGGATTTGAAAAGGTTGTGATGGAATTTGAAGATGTAATGGGAGATCAATATTCTTATACTTTTCGTGTGTGGACAGTTACTAATAGAATTACAAGAGAAAGAAGGAATACTTATACTCTAGGGTTAATATCTGAAGAAGGATTAATAAATGAAGGTATTCGTATTAACACTGTTATTAAAGGAAACACATCTGCTAAAGTTGAAGAGATATTGAGTAAGTATTTAAAAGTTCCTAGTGGAAAAATTGATTCTGAAAAGTCTGCCACAAGTATAAAAATTTTACCAACAAAGAAAACTCCTTATGCTTTAATTAGATCGTTACAATCAAAAACAGTTTCTGAAAGAACAGGAAAAATAGGTGCTGCTCAAAATCCTCCTGATAAAGTTGAAGTACGATATGGTAGATGGGGAGGAAAATCAGTTACAGTAACAAAGACTGATGTTGATCCAGAAATAGCAGAGAAAGCAACTGGTACTGCTGGATATCTATTCTTTCAGACTAGAAAGGGACATGTCTTTAGATCAATTGATAGTTTAGCTTCTTCTGATAAAGAGTTTGATGGTAAGGAACCAATTAATAAGGAAGATCCATTTTTTATGTCAGGATCTAAGATTGCTGAAGGTGATGAGACTAGAAAGAGGATTCAAGAAATTAATTTTGGTAATGAGCTTAATATTATGAAGAGAATGAGGGAAGGTGCTTATTCTTCTCTTTGTTGCTTTTTCAACATAAATACTGGTGAATATGAGGAGCAAATATATTCCTTAAAAGATATGTGGGAGAATATGTCTCATATGGGCAGTCAGACTAAATTACCTGCTGGTCAAGAGTCTTTATCTGAATATCCATCAAGGGTTATGTCTAGTATTATCAATCATGAGAATTGGTATATGGGATCAAAAGTTGCTTCTAATGAGGATAAGCATGGTGGCACTGGAGATAATAGTTATCCAGATTGGCAAAAGAGTTTTCTTTCACAAGGAATTTCACGGATTGGAATATTATTCAATCAAGAACTGTCAATCTCAATAACTGGACATCTTGAATTATGTGCTGGTGATAAAGTTGAGATACGAATACCCAACCAGGTACCAGATGAAGAAAAGGAAGAAGTGTGGGATCCAGAACATAGTGGCACATATCTCATCAAAAACCTTAACCACCAGTTTAATATACCTGGACGCAGTGTATATACTGTGTTAGAATTGATAAGAGATTCCTATGGAATCAAAGATCAAGAATCTAAAGTCACATGAGGTACTTATGGAAAGTATAGAAGCTCACATCAAAAAAGACAAAGAGATCTTAAATGATCCAACAACTAATCCGCAGATGCGTAGGCATACTGAGGAAGAGCTACACGATTTAATTGAATATGAAGAACATCATCATGATGAAATTGTTGCAGGAGATCATCATGATCCTAATGCAATAGAACTCTTCTGTGATCAACACCCTGACGAACCCGAATGTTTAATATACGATGACTGATTCTTCTTTACAATCTTTGTACCCAGTAAACCAGATTGGATCTGATGGATTCAACTGGTGGATAGGTCAGGTTGAAAAAGATAGTAGATCAGATCCTAAGGGTTCTGGTAGATGCAAGGTAAGGATTATTGGATTACATCCTCAGTCCTGTGAAGTTGTTTCTGATGAGGATTTACCATGGGCCATCACAATGATGCCTGTGACAAGTCCTCATAGACCAGGAGGAATAACTTCAGTAACACCAAAACTTCGTTCTGGAGATTGGGTTGTTGGGTTCTTTATGGACCAAGATAAACAACAACCCATAATAATGGGTACTGTTGGTAGAACTGCTGCTTCTTCGGAAACAAAAACTGCCGAGAAGGAAACAGCAGATGAAGGTTGTAATTCATTTACAACTTATCTTGATGATCAAGCAAAAGCTTATGATAAACCAGCAGGTGATAAACAGCAATGTGCCATTAATTCCAATGATGCTGTAGGTATTAGCACAGAAGGTAAAGAGTTAACAGGCAGTCCACAGATTAGCTCGTCTATGACTAAGGGACAAGCTGCCATTTATAAGGTTAATACTAAGACTAATCCTGCTGGTATTAGTTTTTGTGTAGAGAAAGCAGATAGGTGTGGTAAGGATACAAATCTCACTGGTACTTTCCAGAGATTGTTTAGTGAGATGTTAGCAGAGACACAAAATAATAATGGAAAACTAGGTAATTACTTGGTTGGTGAAATCTCTGGTGATTTATATGATATGGTTGATATTGGAAGGGAGTATGTAGATAAAGCAATCCGTCTTATGAAGACGTTTGTTGCTAATATAAAAGGGTTCGTACTTAAACAGATTAGGAAGGCAGTTAAGAAGATAACAGATGCTATATTACGTCCTACTGATAAGGGTAATTCTCTTAGTGGTGTAACTAAATTTTTGAATGATAATTTAGATAAAGTTGGATGTAAGATGGCAGATCTTGGTGATCGTCTTGCTAAATGGTTAGAAGATATGATCTTTGGTTATCTCTTCAATCTCTTTCAATCAACTGCATGTCAGGTTGATAAATTTGTTGGTGGTTTAATCAATAAAATTCAATCATTGATGAATGAGTTGTTGGGTA